AATTGCCTTAGCCATAATTTACTCCTATAATTTATGATGTTGTATAACCATTACCTGCGATAATGTTCCAGTTAGAGTTTTTAAATAATAATGTTACTGTTTCACCAGGTGCATTTAAAAGAACATTTGTATATCCTCTTAGATTACTAGGTGTAATTGTAACTATATTTGTACCACCTGTTGATGTATTGATGATAGTCTTAACTTGACCATCAGCACCATCTGCTAATGAACATGCACTTGTAGCTGATGTAGCTACAATTTCTGTTATTGCTGTGGTTACATTGATTGCGATAGTTGTTGAACCATCTGCTGTTGCTGTTTGTGAAGTTTGTTTTAAACCTAACCATGAAGGTATGTTATTAAAAACATCTTCAGCAGCTATCTTTTTATTAACTGGTGTACCACTTGGGTCATCTACAACATGGAATAAATCAGCCGAAGCTAATGAATCTCCTAAATCAGTTAATGCTGTTATTTTTTTATCTGCCATTTTTTTCTCCTAAACCCTTTCGGGAATGCTACTCCATGCATACACATGGACCAAAGTAAGAGGGAAGTCTGCACGAAAGTTTCCTTCCCTCTCATTCATTATTTATATTTATGCTACTACTGTTACTGTACCAGCTGCTGTACCGATACTAGCAACACTTGTGATTGTTGCATTAGTAGCTGTTCCAGCGTCTTTGATAGTACCACTATTCAATGCTAGTGGATTAGCACCAAACGATAGCACATCATCTTCGTTTGTAGCTGCGTTTGCAGCTGCAATAGCCAATGAGAATACTAATTCGTTAGTACCTGTTCCTGAAGCATATGCTAATGCATGTGGACCTCTACCAGAACCTGAACCTTCGTTTCCGTTAGTTACTGCTAAAGTAGGTGTACCACCTGTTGTTACTACATCAACAGCTTCGTTGAATCTCAATCTTGCTGATAATGTAAATCCAGCAGATTTATCAGCAGTGGTTGTAATCCACTCGATTTCTGTAATGTCAGCTGCACCTAAAGCTACTGCAAGTCCGCCGACTGCAACCAAAACTTCTGGTGTAGCACTTGTATTACCGTTACCTGATAATACTGAACCTGCTTCTCTCACCCAACCACTTGCGTTAGCAAATACTTCTTTTTTCTCTGCTGTGGTTAAGTTCTTAGGTTTAGATTCATCAGCGTCGGTTGCTCCCCATAAACTCATAATTTCTCTCCTTTTACTAAATAAATTAATTGCAATTAATCACCTTTTTAATGTATGATACTATTTATAAGAGATAATGTCTATAAACCTAGCTTTTTAAGTTCTGAAATTGTTTGGGATGCTGTTCTGTGTCGTATACCTTTACCACCTCTTGCATTAAACTCTCTAATGTTCTTTGCATAATCATCTATAAGTATAGTGTTTTTCTTTGAATAGATTTGTTTTTGACTTCTAGTTACTATATGTACCTTAGCCGCATTTATTGATACATTTTTGTTTAACCATTTTCTTTTACCTGGTAAACAGTTTGAATCGGATGATGAGTATGCTGATAAGATACGAACATCATGTTTTTTAATATAAGACCATAATACTCTACCATCACCTTTCCATGGTATGGTTTCCCAAAAACTACCATGTTTTCTGACTGGTTCCCACCTGTCATATAAACTCATTTTTGAAAATTGAGTGAAAGGCACACCTGCTACACGAGCCCATTGTCTTTCAAAGTCGCATAGGACTCCATCCATATCACAATATATTATCATTTAATGCTCGTATTCTACTTCAGGTGTTGTATCTACTTTAGAAGCAGGTGAACCTGTCATAGCTTTTTTCTTGCCGTCTTTTTCTTCACTCTTTAATGAAGCGCCACAGTTAGAACATTTATGAGCGTCAGCGTCATTCATATGACCACAGTTAGGACACTTTATTTTTTCTTCAGTTATGCTTTTTTTTTCTTCAGTCTTATAGTATTTAGCTTCTTCTTCTCTTTTTTCTTCTTCAGCAGCTGCATTATTCCAGACATCATGAATAGTTTGTTCTATTGACTTATCTTCTTTTTCAGTTTCTTCAGAACAATGAGAAGCTTTAATAGACTTCTTATCTTCTTTGTCTTTAATTGCTTTTTGTAAAGCAGGTGGAAGTTTCTTTTGACCAGCAGTCAATTCTTCATTTACTCTATAATAAATCTTTTTGATATCTTGAGCAGATAAACCCATTAGTTTATAATATTTTTTGATTAAGTCATTTAAACTCATATCAGCGGCGTCTGCCTCAACATCCATAAGAAAGTCTTTTACGCCACCTTCTTGTAGTTCAGTTTCTTCAGAACAATGTGAAGCTTTCAAACTTTTTTTCATAGATGTATCATGTAGTTTAGGTCCGCCAGCTGCACCAGTTCCTTCACCAGGTGAAGTTCTAACATTCTTTTGTTGAACCTCTTTAGACCCTTCATTTTTTGCACTATGTTTTTTATCTATCTTATTAAAGAAAGATTTCTTTTCCATGTCTGACATAGAACCAATTCCTTTACCAGTCTTTTCAAGTTCTTTCTTAAATAATTGTTTATAGTCTTCGGATTGTTTGCCTTCTGTTACGCCTGCTACCATATCCTCTAGACTACCTTTTTTAGTTTCTAAGTATTTACTCATCACCTTTCTCCTTTTTTAATAGTCTGTCTACGAGGTTTCTAGCACCATCGTATCCATCAATGTTTAGTTTTTTCTTAACAATATTAGTAGCAGTGCCGAATTTTACATTATCAGCGTCTTTACCATATCGTTTTTTGAAATCATCTTTTGGTAATTTGTCTGCGACTTTTTTTACCATATCTACTTGTTTATCTGTCAAGTCTGCTTCTTGCATATCTTCTTTGATATCATCAAAGTCTTTAACTTTAGCAGTTACAAAATTATCTTCCTGGTCAATCTTTAAAGCGTCACCAAATTTTTTCTTTAATTCTTTTACCAAATCATCAGATTCATCTGCATCCATTTTTAAAGTATCACTACTAGGATAATCGTATTCTATAAATCCAGGTACTTTAGGCATTTGACCACTTGTTAAATCTCTTTTTATAATGCCGGCTAATTTACCTGCTGAAGGTGAACCATCTTTTTTATACAATCCTATTTTATCTTTTAATTTTTTAACCTCTTGTTCTTTTTCTTTACTAGATAATGATTTAGGGTCATCTGTACCTTTTGTTTCTTTATCACCCATTTTGCCTGTTTTGGGGTCAAATTTTCTTAATGCACCACCATCACTTTTGTGTGTTACTTTACCATTCTTACCATATCTACCAAATTTCAAATAGGTTAACCCCATTGATTTTGCTTGGTCAGAAGCGGCTGATTCTTCTATTTCTTCCTTTACTGGAGTTACAACTACTGTTGATTTCATTTCCGGGTCATCATCATCTGGTATACTTGTAACTTTTACTTTACCTTTACCAAACTTTTTAAGTATTTCTCTTGCTGTAGCTGTGCCATCATTTGAATCAAATTCTAATCTACTTCCATTTTGTCTTACGCCAGTAACGCCTTTTAGATTTTTACCAAAAGATTTTACATTTGGAACTTTATCAAATCTACTACTAGGTTTATTATCATGATTATGAGCACCGGAACCTGGCCCACCATCTGTTGGAGGTCCACCTTCTACTTTTGTAGATTCTTCTAGTTCTTCATTCTTTGGCACACAGTTAGGTACTCTCTTACCACCTTTCATTTTAAAACCTACTTGTTTGTGTGTATCCCAACATGCCTCATTTTCTATATCTTCAGCCTGTATATATCCTTTTGCTTTATATTTGTCCCAATCAGATTTATCTATAACTATAACTTTACCATCTAAAGAAACTAACATTTCTTTTTCTTTATCTTTTAACTGTCTAGTTTCTTCTATTGATTCTTTTGTTACTTTAAATCCTTTACTTTTTATATAATCTGCGATTTTTTTACCACCTTTACCACCAAAGACTATTTTTCCGTTTTTGTTATAAGATGTTACATAGATAAATCGTTTTGGACCAAAATCTACTTGTTGACCTATAAATGATATAATACCCTTGTCTTGTGTATGAGCTGAATATTCTGGATTACGAGTATCAAAATTAATTAATCCTTCTTGTTCTACTGATTCTGCAGCTCTTACTTTTTGTGCAAGGTCTTTATCTGCCTTACCCCATGTGCCAGATGATTTAGTTACAAAAGAATTTACTCTTGCAAATGCCCATTGCTGTTGACCAGCACCAGGTCTATGACCACCTTTCCATGCAGCCATTCCTCTATCGTATACTTTCTTTAAGATACTATATGGCATGCCTGTTTTCTTTGCCTTGTTTTCTAATCCTTTTATTTTCTCTGTGATATACTTGTTAGTAT